GAAGGGCAGGTTCTCGGCGTGGTCGCGGCCGTCCTCGGTCTGGTCGGTGGTGAAGCCGTTCAGCGCGTCGAGGACGCGAAGACCCGTGACGCCCTTCTGACCCCGTCGCCTGTTCATTCGAACCTGGCCGACGAAGGCTAAGCCGCGTAGGGCGGTGGCCGGCAAATGCCTCCGACCGGCCCTCAGCACGTCCTACACGGCCAGGACGAACCCCCCGCACCCTTCTGGGTAGCGGGGGGCTTTCGTCGTCTAGACGGCCCTCGAAGCGGGGGCTATGGCCCGTGCTCGCTCGTACAACTCGGCGGCCTGGTGGTGCTTCATATATGGCCGGATGAGAGAGCGCATGTTGTTGATGCGCTGGTCTGCCCGGCCCGACTGGACTAGCGGATAGTCGTCGAGTGCTTCGTTCCATGTCTTCACGGCCTCTTCGAGGTGCCCGACCTGAAGTTGCCGTTCGGCGAGCATGGCGCGCATGCGCACGTTGCCTCGGCGGTAGACCGAGAAGCGAAGCTTGTTGCTCTCCTTCAGGGCGTCAATCGACCCTTCAACGTCGCCCAGCTCGAAGCGCACTTGACTGATGTGGTAGTTGAGCGCGGCCGGATCGTATGAGCCGAAGGCTTTCGATCGGCTCTCGGCCCGTTCCATTGCGGCTTCCGCTTCTCGGATGCGGCGAAGTGCTTCCGTGCGGTTGCCCTGTTGAGCCGCGGAGTGTGCCTGTTGCCCCGTGATGAAGGCGAGCATGCGTGGCCCGGCCTTCGGCGACGCTGCGGCGGCGGCGTCCGCCAGGCGCACGGCATCGGCCCCGTGGCCCAGGTCGACGGCTTGCACGCTCATGCCTCGAAGGGTGGTGCAGTAGGTGAGGTGGTCCTCGGATGCTCCGGCAAGTTCGAGGGCCTTCAGGTAGTAGCTCTGTGCCAGGCCGTGAAGCCCTTCGTCTACGGCCATGTACCCGGTGAGGTAGCTCAGATCGGAAGCGGCCGAGAGCATCGCTTTCCGTACGTCGTCCGGGCCGTCCGCACGGAGGTACGCCGCAACGGTGTTGACGAGAAAGGTTGCGGCCATGGGGCGCGCGTGGCGGCCCCCGAATTGGTCGTCTAGCTCAGACACCTTCTCGGTCATCTGTATGACCATGTCAACGTCAGAGAAGCCGATACGACCAGCTCGGCCACTGTGGAGTGCGTCCACCCGGCCTAGAACGTCCGGCCATCCGGGGATCGTGAGGGCAACCGAGTACAGACCGGCCCCGAGCACGCTTCGGCGTGAGGGGTCCATGTCTTGCCTTCCGAGGTGCACCAACCCTTCAACCGTACTCGGGTGGTCCTCGGTCTTCGCCTTCGTCTTAGGGGCAAGAAGCCCGGCCTCGGCGTGCGTGACCTGTCGCCCCAGGCGGCGGGAGAGTGCTTCGAGGATCAGGGGCCGAACCTTCTCGCGCGGCATGGTGCCGCTTAGCCAGTGGCTGACGTTCGTCTTGTCCGTACGGACGGACAACCCCGCTTCGTCGCCTGCCCGGTTGATGGCCGTGGCTAGCTGCCCGAGTGTCCAGTCAGCTTCGCGGAGTAGCCTGCCCAACCCCTCGTTGGGCTCTCGCTCTGCCATAGGTCGACTCCCCGCACTTTCAACGCTTTCAACCCTGCCCGAGGCTTCAACGGTACCGCCGTGCGTGGTCGCGCGGTTGCGTAGTGGGACAACGTCAGCGAGAGGGCAGCGGATGAAGTCACATGCGCAGGCAGGGGAAGCGTTGAAACGTCCTGAAGGGCAGGCCGGCAGAACCGTTGAAACGGTCTGGATCTCGGCGGGCGGGTTCTTCACGGTCGCTCCGGCCTGGTGGCCACGGAGCTTCGCGCCCCCGACAAGGACCGTGGTCGAGCGCGTCGAGCGCGGGCTAGGGCGGCTTCTGTGACCGCCCCGAAGACGACCATGTCAGCGGCCCCGGTGCTCACGGGTCCCAGGCTCGAACCCGTACCGGTCGACGGTTGCGACGTATGCGCGGCCCTGGCCGACCAGCGCGCAGAGTGGCGCAAGGTTGGGGACTTCTCGAAGGTCTCAGACTGCAACGTCGAGATGGCACAGCACCCGCACAAGGGCCGCGGGTGACCTCTGCTCCAGAACGCCCGAAGCGGCGGGCGGGCCGTCGCCCGAACGATCCTGGGCCGTCCACCTTCAATGAGTGGTGGCGCTCGATCGCGGACGTGTGCGGGACGTGCTTCGGGCACCGGACGATTTGGTGTCCCGTGTGCTGCGGCTTCGAGGGTTGCGGAGCGTGCGGCCACCGGACGAAGGTCAAGTGTCCGGAGTGCGCGGGCGGCATGCTCGACCCAATCCAGTGGTAACGACGAAGGGGCCCCCGTAGGGGCCCCTTCTGTTATGCAGTCTCGCCCCGAAGTTCGTGACGGTGCTTGAGCCAGAGCTGATGAGCGACAACCCCCGCCATTTTCGCGGCGGTTGCTATGTCCTCGGTCCCGTAGTTCTCGGTGAGCCAGACCCGATATACGCGGTCTTCTTCGGCCCGCTTCGCGGCGACCTTCTTAGCGGCTATGGACTGAACTTCGGCCTTGACCTTCTTCTGAGTCCATCCGGCGGCCTTCGCCGCGCAACTGGTCCCGAAGTAGTGGTCAGTGTCGTCGTTCCCGTCCGCGTCAAGCTCGATCATCTGAACCGTTCCGCGAAGCTCGACCTTCCCGCAGAGTTCACAGTTCGTGATCTCATCCGTGAAGCCGCCGACTCGAAAAGCCTTCATGGCCGTTCCCCTTTTGAGTTTTCATCCGGGCCGTTGGGCCCGTCTCTCGCTGACAAGAGAAACGTAGCACGTTTAAACGGGGATGCCAAATACTAGGTTCAGAAATGAAGAAGGCCCCCGCCGAAGCGGGGGCCTCTTGTTCGTCCTAGCCGTTCACAGCCGCACGGCACCGGTCACAGACACAGTCTCGGTCGTGCACCGAAGTGCACCCCTCGGAGAAGGGCGACTGTCCGGCGTCGAGGACCGTTCCGCAGTTCCGGCAGAAGCTCACGCTCTCTTCGACGAAGAGGCACCAGCGGTGAACGCCCTTGCGGAGACTAACGCTCATTATTCTTCCCTTCATCCGGCCCCGGTTCGGGGCCGTTTCTCGCTGACAAGGGAAAGACTAGGCTGTTTAAACGGGCGTGTCAAATACTAGCTTCAGGGAAAGCAGAAGGGCCGGATCACTCCGGCCCCGACCTACTCGCTAAGCCCCTTCGCGTTCGCCCACTCGTCCACCTGCCACGCGTCGACACGGACCACGGATGCCGTGTGTCCGGCCTTCTCGTACGCGGCCCGCACGGCTCGACCGGCGAAGGCCCCCACGTCCCAGAGGGAGGGAACGCGCACCGTTAGGGTCCACTCGCTCACGTCCGGCCACAGTTGAGCGGTGGCCCCGTAGTCGACAAGTTCGCTGGTCACGGCGTCGAGAGCTTCGCCATTCGCGGCCAGGTCTAGGCCGGCATGTCGGACGCGAACAATGCCCTGGTAATCCTTCATCGTTTAAACCTTCTCTTCTGCTGACACAGTGAGGGGGGCCGGTCGCCCGGCCCCCGGTGAGGCTACAGAACCCCGAACCGCTTCGCTACGGCCTGATTGTTCAGTTGCCCGCGCCCGTTCGTGTTTCGGCTTATCCACTCGGGCGGGTTGCCATTGGTCGGGAAGCACAGCCAACCATGCGTGCGCTTCTCGACTTTGAACCCCGCATCTTCGATTGCCTTTGCGAGACCTTCCGGGGTCCGCTTCACCTTTGCCACCGTGGTTCCTTCCTTGCCGTGTCTCTCGCTGACAAGGGGAACGTTACTAGTATTTGGAATCCTTCGTCAAGCGGCTAGGTGGTTGGGTTCTTGCTGTTGTCTTTCGTCTTTCTCCATGCCTCGGGTGCCTAGAGCGGGTGGAGTGGATTGGACCCCCCCTTGAAGCAAGCAATAGGCCCCCCACGTATGGAGGTTACTCACTTCAAGAGGGGAGCCTGTCAAACGTACCTCGGTACGCCTGTCACGGTATGTCGCTTACAGGACCGGTTAAGGGAATTAGCCTCACCGCAGGGCCGGGAAGTGTGATCGAAGCTAGGGGCCGCATGCCCGGCCCCTCTGCGGGGCCACCGGTCCGGGCCTGCCTTCACCCGGTCTGTTCGTCACTCGGTATGCCGTTCCCTTGCGGGCTTCTCTACCTTCCGGGGGCTGAATCCGGAGTCGGTCTTTTGGTGAAGCGGAGCCGTTCTCTTACCGCTAACTCTCTGGACTCCCCCAGTCGTCACCTGGGGGCCGCAGGAGCGGTTTCCTGGGCCGCTCTCCCTTGGCATGTCGTCTCCCTGGGGTGCCATCCCCCGGGCCGTCCTACGCGGCCACGGCTCGAAGTGATCAAGCCGTGCGGCACGGACGTTACTAGTATTGAAACTAGACAAGCAACCTAGACCTTGGGTGATGCGCGCCACACGTTTACACGTTTTCCCAATCCTAGGTTCCGGACATGAAGAAGGCCCCCGCAAAGTGCGCGAGGGCCGGTGGCCGGCAAATCCCCCAGGAAGGCCCCTGACCAGCTCTCCAGGACTCCCAGGGGGCCAGGTGGGGGAACGGACCAGGAACGCCGTTCAGGCCGCTAGAGGGCCGCTCAGACGCTCCGCGGTGCCCCGTCGACCAGTCCCCGGACACGCAAACGGCCCCCGCCGAAGCGGGGGCCGTGGTCGAGCTGGTCGCGGTTACACGTCCTGACGAAGGACGTTGCCGAACTCATCGAGCGTCAGGATGAGTCTCTTCGGCTTCGTCACGAAGTACAGGATCAGCCACACGGGAAGCCACATGCCAACACTGATCAGAGTCAAGATCAGGTGAAGGACGTGGTTCGTCCCCTTGCCCTTCACCATGACCGCCTGTGCGTCGCTCTGAGACTCGACACGGAATCCCCCGGCAACTTCCCGCGAAACAGCCTGGGCCAGGTTTCGGCGGTGCTCAATCTCGGCGCTCATTGCGCTTCCCTTCTCGCTGACTGTTGAAGCGAGATCAAGCTATGTGCCTGGTGGTGGCGAATTCAACATCAGGAAACGTGATTGAGCGCACGCGTTTAAACCCTCTGGGATAGACACAAGAAAACCCCCCATCCGAAGACAGGGGGTTTTCAATGCTGCGCCCGTTACGCGGCGTGCGCCTTATCGAAGGCTTCGAGGATGCTCGCGGGCACTCGGCCCCGGTCGTTCACGTCGTGCCCGTTGTCGCGCGCCCACTGGCGGACGGCGGCCAGGTCCCGAGTCGGGCCGGTCGAGCCGATCCGGCGAACCGAGGGCAGACGGCCCCCGCCGACCTTCCGGCCCGCTCCCAGGTACGGGGCCAGGGCTTCGCGAAGCTTCGCGTTGTTGTCGTCGTTCAGGTCGATCTCATACGACTTCCCGTCGAGGGCGAAGAGCACGGTCTGAGACGCTTCCGTTCCGTCGAGATCGTCGACCAGGGTGACGCTTACCTTCTGGGCCATGGCACTTTCCTTCTTCGGGAATTCGATTACGTTCGAGGGCTTCTTACCAGCGTGACAGCTACAGCCGCAACGCGTACCGCTTATCGTCTCGACGGGGCACGTCGAGTGATGCCCCGTCATGCACCACCCGAGCTTTCTCACGGACTCACCAGGCTTCCGCCGTGGGCCTTCGCGTACGCCTTCAGCACGTCATCCGGGATGCGCCCGGTCGACTTCACTTCGTACCCCTTCTGACGTCCCCAGGCCCGAATGATCGCGCTTGAATCCGTGGCCACGGTGACCGAAGGGGCCTTCTCGATCGAGGCCGCGAAGATGGGGGCCTGAACGGCAGGGGCCTCCCATTGCGGCCACGGCTCTTCGTCCTGGTGCTCTTCGTCCTCGGGGGCCAGGTCGACCAGCTCGACGCCGAGGGGCGTCCGGCGCTTCGTCATGTGCGTGAACAGGTGGACGGCCAGGGGGACGGCCAGGGAGGGAACGCCCCGGATCACGGGGCCCGGAACGGTGTCCGGAAGACTGTTGGACCAGAGCGAGTAAGCGAAGAACATTCCGGCGAGAATCCACGGGTAAGCCGTGGCCTTCCAGCCGAAGTCACGGAGCCTGTACGCCACCCATACGGCGATGGTGACGAATCCTTCGACGATCAGAGGGTAAATCGCGCTGAGACGCTGATTACCCGAGCTTCCCAGGTAGACGAAGCGGAGGGCTTCATACGAGAGCGTGAACGCGCCCGCGGCGATGCCTACAACGACACCAGCGGCGACCTTATCGGCCTTCATGTGCTTTCCCCTTCCGGCCCCGAGGGGCCGTTTCTCGCTGACATTGGGAATCTAGCACTAGGCACGATCGTATTTCAAGTCTAGTTTCAGGGAAGAACGAGAAAGGGCCCCCCTTCCGGGGGGCCCTTCTGACTAGCTCTCGTCTCCGAGGCGCTCCCACTCGAAGCGGTGAGCGTGATTCGGGTTGTCGTCGCACTCGTCGTGCCAGACACAAACGAGCTTCCAGTTCGGATCGAAGAAGTGCATTTCGTTTCCCTTCTCTCGGCCCCTGGGGGCCGTCTCGCTGACAAGAGAAACGATACTAGTATTTGGAACGCTGCGCAAGCGTGTAAACGGTCCGGGAACGAAGAAACCCCCGCCGAAGCGGGGGGCTCTCTCTACGCCGTGCCGTACAACAGGGCGACCTTCACCGAGGTAATCAGGCAATCGGCCATCTGTCGGGCCTCGAAGATGCTCCGGGCCTTCTCTTGGGCCCTTACGGGGTTCTCGGCATCTATGGCGTATCCGAGGACGTACGGCCGTCCCTGGTAGCGGTAACGGAGCCTGGCGTAATAGACGTGAAGCTGATTGGCCACGTTCGTTCTCTCTTGAGTTGCTGTGTATCGGGGGGGAAGACCGGCCCCCGAAGGGGCCGGTCGGTCTATCAGCCTTCGTACTCGGCCACGATCCGGGCCCAGTAGCGGCGGGCCGCTTCGGTGTTCGCCGACCGGGCCAGGTCGAGGAAGTTCGCGGGGGCCTTTCCAGGCCGCTTCGCGGGCTTCTCCTCGGCCTTCTCGACCTTCGGGGCCTCGGCCTTCTTCGTGGCTTCCAGCGTGGCCAGGGCGGCGGCCTCGCACTTCTTGCACAGCTTCCGGCCACCGGTCTTACGCGCCGCCTGAAGGGCCTTCTTCAGGTCTTCGTACCCCTTGCCCGTAGCCAGGTTGAAGGATCGAGAGAGGACCGGGCACGCGGTCACCGCGTAGTTCAGTGCGGAACCCTTCGAACGCTCGGCGATACCGTCGATGTGGTTCGTAGTGCGGTTGTAGCGGATCGTGAACATTTGGCTTTTCCTTCCGGGGTCTCTCGCTGACAAGAGAAAAGCTACAGCGTTTAAACGCCCGGTGTCAAATACTAGGTTCGATCGGGTCCAGAAACGCCAAAGGGCCCCCCGAAGGGGGCCCCTGACTGGCCGTTAGGCCGCAACTTCCATCACGGTTCCGAAGGGGCAGACCGGCATTCCAACTTCGATCCACTTCGCGGTGGTGCGGACCACGTACCCGCCACACTCGCACTCGGAAGAGCACTGAACCTTGATCATGCGGGTTCCCTGCTTCTTCGGGCCCGAAGGGGCGGCGGGGGCCTCGGGCTCTTCCGGCTCTTCCGGAGAGTCCTTCGGGTCTTCCTTCGGCCGGATCGGGGCACCCATGGTGTACAGCTTCGCGTGATCGTAGGGGCCGATAGCCTTCGCAAGTTCCTTCAGGGTCACGGCAAGTTCCGGGGTGGCCACGGTGGCAGTCATCTTCCCGGTGAGACCGAGCTTCTTAGCGTGCGTCGCGAAGTCCCCCTTGTGGCCGCTCTTACAGTTGTCCGCAGCGTGCACCAGCTCATGAATCAGAACGTCGAGGACACGGCCCGCATCGTTCATCTCAGGGCTAATGAATATGTGGTTCAGGCCGTCCTCAGAGAGCGTGGTCGGCCAGCACTGGCCGAGGATCGTTGCACTCTCGCGCTTCGCGCCGTAGCCGAACCCCACAGAGACGTGAATCTTCTCGGGGAGGGGAAACCCGATCTCCTCGAACTGCGGACGCAGAGCGTCAATCGCCAGGTGAAGCCACTCTTCGCGGGTGATCTCTCGCATGATGTTCCCCTTCCTGCGGTGGCCGGCATTTCCGGCCCCCGTTCTCGCTGACAGGAAGAACGTTACTAGCATTGGGAACCTGTGTCAACGTTTAAACGGTCTACGCCAAAACCTAGTTTCAGGGCATACGAAAACGGCCCCCCGCCGAAGCGAGGGGCCGCTGTTCCATCCTTCAAACGTGTCAGCGAGAGAAGGGGAAGGAACGGGTTCGAGAGTATCAGTCGGACCCTGGCGGAATCCATTCACCACCAGGCCAGACAACGCGCCGAAGGCCGGTCGAGCTGATCAGCGTGCGGCAGCTCGGGCAGGGTGCGCGCGTCACGTACAGGGTTGCCCCCGCTCGACGCTCTACGGGCGTCCACCTGATCGCGTTGCGCTCCGCATGGTCGGCAATGCAGTTCGAGTAATCGGAGTCTCGGGGGCACTCGTCCACGCTGAGACGGCCCCGAGGACAGGCACCAGCGGACAGGCAACCGGGCACCCCTGGCGGGGCCCCGTTGTAGCCCGTTCCGACCGGCACCGGTAGGCCGGCACCCTGGGCCCCGGGGGCCACAACTACCGCCCCGACAAGGGCTCTTGTGCAATCCGCGCGGCCGGCAACGGCCTCGGCGATGCCCAGAAAGTACGCGTCCCAGGAAGGCCGCGGGTCGGTCATGCGAGGAACCTTCGGGTCTCTATCCCTGCCTTCTCGGCAAGGTTGGCGGTCATGGTTGCGCCCTTGCTGCCCTGGCGGATGAAGGCGAGGCAGATGTCAGGCTGTAGCTCGACCAGCTCGACGTTCCGCAGGAAGCCCGCGCGCTTCCCGTAGCGGTCCCAATCGGCCGGGCGCCGGATGACGTGCATTCCGGTCGCCCTGGCGTAGTCGTCGGCGAGAGCATCCGCCCCGGTGGGGCAGGCTCCGTGAATCAGCACCGCTTCGCGGTGGGGGGTCTTCCACTCGTACAAAGCCCGGAACACTTCAAGCTCGATGGTTCTCGGGTCGGCCCAATCGCGGGAGCCGCTTACGAGGATCTTCAGCAACCGTCGTCGTTCACGTACACGGGCACCGGGACAACCGTGGTCGAGTGGCCACCATGCGAAGGGGTCGACGGACGGACCGGCCGAGGGGCCGAGGGTCGAGGGGCCGAGGGCTTCGAGAAGGACGGAACACGCGGGGCAGGTGCAGGGGCCGGACGGGGCACGGTGGCCGCACACGCGGTATCAGCGTCACACGACACAATGCCGACAACGGCGAGAAGCATTGCAGCCACGGCGAGCGCAACGCGCTTCAGGGTTATGTTCAACGGGGCCTCTTTCAGTACGAGTAAGGAAACTCGGGCACGTCCTGTACGGCGTGCGGAGCGATGTTCCGAAGGTGGGCGAGGATCAACCCCGCGAAGTCTCGAATCTCCCTGTCGGCGGCCTGGTGCCAACGCTTGCCGAGGACGTCACGCCAGGCCCGGAGATTCCCGGACACGACGAAGTCAACGGGGGTGGCATTCGGGAGGACGGCCCGAGCGGCTTCGCGCGCTTCCTTCCGCTTCAAGCCCTGGTCGGCCAGGTGCCGAACCAACACGCTGTAATCGTTCAGGGCGAAGGCGTACGAGTCTCGGACCAGACCAGCGGCCGAGGAATCGGACGCAATGGCAGGGGGAAGAACGGGCTCGGGGTGGCTCTTCTCGGTGTCGACGTACCTCTGAGACTCGACCGAGAAGGAAAGGAACCGGTGTCGCTCTAGCTCCAAGAGAAGGGCACGGGAAACGCCTTCAACGTAGAACGTGACCGACGCGTGTTCGAGAACCGAGAAGTGACCCTGTCGGATGATGTTCCGGAGATAGTCACTGTTCGCGGCCGTGTCTGGATTCGGCTTCGACCAGCTCTTGTAACACGCTCGACCGGCGAACTCTGCGACCGCGTCAGCATCCGTCACCGGCATATCCGGATCGTCGGCCAGGGCCTCGAAACCCTCGGGGAATTCGATAACGCTGGTCGTAGAGACAGGGGTGACCTTCAAGGGGAATCCTTCCGGGAATTGAGAGACAGAGGGGGCCGGGCCGGTTCACCGGTCCCCCTCTGTCGTTCTGTGCTTAGTATCTCGCGCCTAGGGTGGCGGTTCCAAATACTAGGTTCGTGCCTGCTACTTAACCGGGCACGCGCCCGAAGCGCACGCTTCGTCGTACGACGCGTCAACGCTCTTCGCGGCGGCCTCTTCGTACTCCTCGGCCGTAATCCGCTCATACGGACTCTGCGGCCTGGCGAGGTCCGGGAACACCGTGGTTCCCTTCAGTACGGGCAGGAACCGCTTTAGCGTCTCCTCGGCCTGGTCCTGGTCGAGCTGTCCGGGAAGAACGTTCACGGTGAAGCTCACCGCGTTGTCAGCAAAGTTCTTCTGATACATGGCCTGAAAGGCCAGCATGTCAGCGAAGCCGATTTCATCGGCAGACTCGACTAGCGAGGCCGGCAAACCGAGGGCTTCGACCTCTTCGACCAGCTTTTCCTTCGTGGGAAACTCGACCACAACGGTATTCCCGCTCTTGTCGTACACGTCCGTCTCGACGTTGTGCCCCTGGGCGAAGAACGCGTTTACACGCTCCGCCTGTACCGCGTCGACCAGAGAGAACCGAACGCGCCGGATGAAGTGGCGAGCGTAGATCGGGTGAATGCCTTCAGTAACCCCCGGCATCTTCGCAATGGTGCCCGTGGGGGCAACCGTGGTGAGCTTGACCGGCACCGGGATACGAAGGTCATGGGCAAACTCGACCGCGGCGGCCTTCACTTCGTTCGCCATGATGCGAAGCTCGAAGGGGAACCTGAAGAAGCTCGGGGCCTTCGAGTATCGGACACCCTGTTTCGCCAAATAGCCCTGAACGCCGAAGTGACCAACACCGATCCGGCGATTCCTCGCCAGGGTCTCACGCTGTTTCGGGTCGTTCACGTCACCATAGGTGGCGCGAATGAGAAAGCGCGTCATCAGTCGGTGAGCTTCAAGGATTCCTTCTAGGTCGCTATCCTCGCTCGACTTCTTCGGCGCGAACGCGTCGAGGTTGACGTGTCCCAGGTTGCAGTTCTCCCAGGGTTCGAGGGCGATTTCACCGCACGGGTTCGTGGCAATAACCTCGTTCGGCTCCCCGACATTCGACAGGCTGATATTCCAGTAACCGGGCTCCCCGTTGTCGAGCATTCCGGCAACCGTGGCCGAGTGCACTCGGGCCGCGTGCGCTTCCGGCGCATAGGTCGAATGCTGGTCCCAACCCTTGAAGCCGTTCAGGGCCTCTATGAACCGATCATCGATCACGACACTGATGTTCGTGGTCCAGTGCTTACCGGTATCGGTCTTACAGCGGATGAAGTCGAATACCTGGGGGTCGTCCCACTCGACCATGGACATGCGGGCCGAACGGCGGTTACCGCCGCTCACCACACATTCCGCAATGGCGTGGTCAATCTCCATCGCCCCGAGGGGCGACAGGTGCTCGCTCTCGACGGCCCCGTTCATCGTGGCCGCAATGTCGAGCATCATCCGCGCGAAGGGCCGAGGGCCGGACGCGGTACCGCCGAAGGTTCGCAGGGGCTCACCAGCTCCCCGGACGCGCGACACGTCATAGACCCTGTCATCGTGCTTCACGTCCTGGCGGTGGTAGGTGTCGAGAAGGTCGACCAGGGCGACGGCCCAACCCTCGCGCGAGTCTTCGACCGCGAAGGCTCCGCCCCATTCGTGCGAGTAGTCATCAGAGAGCACACCCGCGGCCTTCATGGCCGCATAGTCCGGGTGCTCGGGGTCGCACACCACATGCACGTTCAGGGGCCGCAGAGGGGCCCCGTAGGGCTTCAGGAAGCGGCTCGAATAGTTGGCCCCTACTCCGCCACCTTCCATCAATCGCATGAAGGTGAATTCGAAGTGAGTCGACAGCTTCTCGCCCCAACCGCTCACATGGCAGTTAAAGAGGTACTGCCTTCCGGGAACGCCAGAAGCCCAGAGGTGACGGCCGGCAGGGAGAATCTTGAAGTCGTACATAAGCTCTATGAGCCGTTCCCGCTCACCGGGCTTCCGGTGCTTCTCAGGCACCAGGGAAAGGTTTCCGTCGACCACACGGGTAACCGTGTCGAGCCACGATTCCCGGTCGCCATTCGGCTTCACTCGCTGATAGGTACGCTCATACACAGTCTCGCCGGTAGGGCCAAAGTTCGGGGCATGGGAAAGCAAAGAGGTTCGTTCCTTAATCGTCTTCAGAGACTCGACCGGGGCAAGCGTGATCCCTTGTCGCTTGCACCAGATCGAACAGGGTTACTTCACGGCCAGGACAACAGGCGCAACCGCCCTGAGCTACGGTCTCCCCGCATTCGAGGCAGCAGAGTTCCGCGCCCCCGTTGTCCCACCCGATCACTTGAAATTGGCGGTATCGGCTCACGCCGTGGCACCGATTCGGCGAAGGCCGGGGCCGCTGTAGCTCTTCGCTTCGTTCTGTCGCTTCACGACACCGTTATTCAGGCTTCGCGTGATCTTGTCGACGGCCCGAGAAAGCCGCATCGTTTCGGCCGAGGAAAGCGGCTCTCCCTGCTCGTACCGCTTCGCGATTACCTCGGCGTCGAGGACGGGAAGCGCGCTATATGCGCGGTCGAGATCCCAAAGGGCGACCACTACGCCACCGGAAGCGACGGAAACCCCGTCATCCTTCGTCGGGGCCGTCTCCCACATTTCCGGCTGGAAGAACGCTCGATCGAAGAGCTGTCGCACTTCCGAGGACGTGTAAACGTACTCCGCAGAGTGATAGATATACGCGTATCGCTCTCGGCCCGCGTAGCTGATAGCCACGTTGCGGAAGTTCTTCCGAAGCTGACCATCGGGATAGTCGGTCGCCTCATACGTCGACTTCTTCTCGGTGACGTGAAGAAGGATCTCCTGTCGAATGTCCTCGGCTTCAATACCGGGATACTCCTCGGCGACTCGCTGAGCGACGCTCTCGGCAAGCTTCGTGTACTTCGTCCAGTCAATCATTTGCGTGTCTCCTAAGCGGCCTTGACGCCGTATGTACGTCCTTCGACCACGAAGGTTCCGTTCGGCTTGATAAACACCGGGGCAGGGGTTACCCGGTTCTTGTCGACGTAGAGGATTCCGAAGCCCTGATTCCAGTTGGCGTGACCGGCCTTCAGGTAGTGGGCACTCTTCAGCTCCATAAGGTTTCCGACCTCGAAGCCGAAGCGTTCCTTGACCAGCTTCGAATTCACGGCCATGTGTTCGTGTTGGATTCCGAGCTTGTGAGTGTGGCCGCACACGACCGAGTAACCCCACTTACGGGCCAGGGACAGGGCGGTACCGCCCGGCATTCGGGAGCTACCCCCTTCGTCGCCATGGGCGAGAAGCCAACCGGGGGCAATCTCGTACGGCTCTTCGTGGTAGGTCACGCCGTACTTCTCGAAGTCGAGCAAGCTCGGCACTTCGAGGGCCTTCAGTCCCATAAGGCCGGGGGCCCTGGTCCTCACGTAGGTAAGGGGCCGGTCCATGTGGTTCGAGCGGCTTACGTGAATGGGCCCGTCATGGACGGCCCGCAGGCCGGCAAAAACCCGCTTTCCAGCGTCGCAATGGGCCTGAAGGTCACCCTTGTACTCACCCGCGGTGCCGCGCGTCCAACGGCTGATCTGGGGGAAGTCGACTTCATCCCCCACGCTCGCTATCTCGTCCGGCCGATACTCGGCAATGAAGTTGAGGACGTTCCGCACGGCCCTTCGGTCGTGATACGGAATCTGCATGTCCGACAGAACGACGATTCGCTTCAAGGCTTCTCTTTCTCGACGTGGGCGAGCAACTGCGCGCCGAGGTGGCGCGTGTATGCGGGCGGTATCGCTTCACGCAATTCGCGTCGACTCATCCACGGGCATTCCATGATTTCCCGAGCTAGCTCGGCACCAATGAAGTTCCCTACGATGTGCATGAATTCGTGAGGCTGGCAGACGCGCCCCATCTTGTTTTGAGGGGCGACGTGTTCCGGATGATCCGGGGCGGTTAGCGGTATGGACCCTTCGAAGATTCGGTGTCGATAGGTCCGAAGCCCGAACATGGCTCCGCACAACATGACCGGGTCTTTCAGGGGGGCACCCTTTACGTTCTCGATGATGTAAGGCTTTCCGGTCGCCACTAGGGCGGACCGAACGTCATCGATCGATAGGGGGTGTTCGTTGTCGCGTATTCGCTGGGCCCAGGAATAGCCCTGGCACGGTGGCGATGCGTGGATAGCGTCGAATTCGTGGCCGATCTCGGCGAGGATTTCGAGGGCGTCGCCCTGCATGAATTCGTACGGGTAGTGGCGTTGGGGGTTGATGTCCACCCCGACCACTTCGAAGCCCGCTTGTGCGTATCCAGCACCAGCACCACCAGCACAGCAGTAAAGGTCAAGCAGTCGAGGCTTTCCCAATACTAGTTTCCGCGCTCAAAGAGAATGGCGAGGCGGCGAAGGCGAATGTCCAGCATGGCCGCATACACGGCCAGGTCTTGAGCCTCTTCCCTGGCGTACTGAAGAAGCTCGGGGAAGGGCATCTTCTCGAACTTCTGCCCGTCCTGCTCTTCGTACTGTTCGGCACCGATGCCGAGGATTCGCCCTCGGCACTCGTCGATGAAGTGGCCTACCTCGTCGGCCAGTTCCTCACTGGTCATCGCTTGATCTCCAATCGGTCTAGAAGGGCTTCACGGCCGTTCTCTAGAACGTACGAATTCACGTCGTGTCCGGCCGGCATGGGGCTTATCCGGGCGCTCTTGATCTGTTCGGCGACCTTCTCGGCGAACTCCATTCCTTGCCCCTTGTCGTCCTGGTCGGCCAGGATGTACACGGCCTTATAGCCCTTGAAGCACCGGGCAAAGTAGGGCTTCCATGCGCTCACACCGGCGATACCGATTGCGGGAATCCCCGCTTCGTTCGCCGCTATCGCGTCGAATTCGCCTTCACAGATGGCGATATGGTCCGAGGGGACGAGAAGCGCATTCGCGTTGTAGATGCGCGGGGGGTCACCGGGGACGCTGCGGTATTTCGGTCCGTCCCCGTCGCCGAGTCGACGGAATCGCACCGTCATTACTCCGGCCCTGGTGAGGTAGGGAACCGCTAGCATTCCTCGGGCGGTTTCATGCCCCGGCAAGGGGCTTTCGACGTAGCCCAGCCTGAAGGATGCTGCGTTGTCCTCGGACAGGCCCCGACTCTTCAAATACGCCACGGCGGCGGGGCTTCTGGTTAGGTCCCCCTCGTATCGCGCCGTAGCTTCCTCCAAGAAGCTTTTCTGCGCAGGATCGGGTACAAGAGAAATCGCGGCATCCTTCCTGGTCGGCGATCACGTCAAAGCTGTCGCCCGAGATATCGCAAGCGAAGCAACGGAATCGGTTCTCTTCAGTGCACACAGAAGCCGAAGCGTTTCGGTCTTCATGAAAGGGGCACTTCATCTTTCGGAAGCGCGATCCTTCCGGCACATCCGTTGCGCCGTAGTGCTCTAGCACTTCCGCTATCGGGGGCTTTTCCATCCGCCCTCCCTTACGTTCCAAATACTAGTTTCGTAGGGGTGGCGGAATCAAAGAGCGGGGAAGACCCGAATCCTTGCGCCCGGTTCCCTGCCGTCCGCGTAAAGCTTCGCGGCTTCGAGGGTGACCACCTGGGCGTCATCCCCGAAGGCTCCGCCTGCCTTTAGGCCGTCGAGGGTCGAGCGACACAGCTTGTCGAGGTCGGGATACTTCGCCGGATACAGAGGGGCATCCGCCCTGAGCTGGTCGGCAAACCGACCGGTGCGGTAATGGCTCTTCGGTCGCTTCAACCGGAAGATCACGAAGACACCGACATACGGCCAGGGGTCGAAGGTGTGGTTCGCGGCCTCGGTCGAAATGGCGCTACGCCACGGCTTGACCTTCTTCGAGGACTCCACCATTCGACCCCCGCCAACATGCCTCTTACTGCCCTGGGGGGCAGGGATGCCGTTCACGTCTATCTCGATCATCCGGTGAGCCTCATTCGCTCCATGTCGGCATCGAGATAAAGAGTCATGGCGCCGGAAGCGTCAGCCTTCCCGGTCCTGTTCTTCACGACGGATACGCCCATCTGTCGAGAAGCGTCGTCGCCGATCCGGTGAAGGGTGAGGATCATTTCCGGCACGCGGCCTATCTGTCCCTTGATCTGAGACAGGGGAACGGGCTGGTTACCGTCGTTGCTGTCGCCCTTTACGTGGTGCAGGGCGACCACGCACGCACCCGTCATGCGGGCAAGCTCATGAAGGTACTCACAGACCTTCTCTAGGGCGACATAGGAATTACTGTCGCCCTCGGCGTCCGGCTGAACGTTGCTCAGGTTGTCAACGATGATGAGTTCCGGCCATGCCCCGTAAGTGACCGCGAAAGCCTTCAGCTCCCCTTCGAGGTCGTCAATCGAGAGAGACGCGGTGAAGTCCCACCGGAGGTGATCGAAGCCGTCAAGCTGAGCTTCTACGGCCTTCGTGTTGCCATGCTCTAGGGCGTTCTCGATATCTCGCGTAGCCCAACCGGACACGTTCGCAGCACACCGGACAAACATGGTTTGCGGGTCGGTGTCCGCGCTGAAATAGAAGGCCGGCACACGGGCGTGAAGGGCCAAAGCCATACTGAGAGCAGACTTACCGACACCAGGGGCCGCAGAGATAATCGTGAACTGTCCTCGGCGGAAGTGCACGGTATTCGCGGCGAAGGTCTTAAAGAGGGTAGGAAGGGGTTCGCCGGTCTTTCCAGCGTCGCCCTTAGCTCGAACGATCGTGTACAAGGGCGGTCCTTCGAGGGGGCTTAGTTGGCAGACCAGACAGGCAGGGGGGCACAGTTGCGGTAACGGCTCTTCCGGAATTCGCCCGTGGTCGAGATAAGGCCGCGCTTCGCGGCTCGACGCATCACGGGACCGAGGGCGCGAGGCTCCCGCGGCTTGATAAGACCGGCGTCCCAGAGATCGTCAGTAGTGAACTCTTCGAGGTGCCCGGAAAGCTCGGCGACGAAGCCGAGGGCGTACCGCTTCCATTCGTCGTCGGTGTTCGCGTCGACCTGGGCAATAGCGGCGTCACGCTTCGCGGTGGCGGTGGCGAAAGAAGGCATGGCTGTATCTCCCTTGACGGGTTTAAACGGGGTGAGGGGGTGCGCGTTGATTCCGGTAGCCGCGCCCCTACCGTGCCAAATACTAGTTTCGGCCCTACTTAATGAACTCCAGAGAGCACGCGTCCGGGGTTCCCTGCGGGGCAGGGCAGGCCCACGCCTTCCACATGCCAGGCTTGTTCCGGTAAGGCTTCTCCAGGAATCGCTTCGTGCCGTGCGGGCAGGTGGGCGCATTCCCATAGGGGGTCTGGCCGGCATTTCCTCCGGAAGGGGCCTGAGAGGGCGCCTGAGCGCCGTTCTGGCCGCCCTGGTCAAACTGTCCGGGGTGAGCCACCGGACGCGCCCCAAGCTGGGCCCCAAGGATCTCTTCGGCCCGCAGCGCGGTAACCGCACCGCCGACGAGAGCCGAGACACCCGAAGCCGAGTAGCCGTCGAGAATGTCGGTCAACTCCCCCAGGCTCTCGGCCTTGATGACGACCCAGGAAGCATCGTGGCCGCCATGGGCCTTCATGGTCACGCTGATCTCAGGCACTTACAGTCTCCTCATAGGGATATTGGCTCGCGTCGATTCCGTTGAAGTCGCAATATCGCCGGACCGTACAGGTGCGGCACGCGTCGCCAGGGTTGGGAAGGAAGAGGCCGAGTCGTACGGCCTTATCCATGTTGCGGAACCATCGGGTGACTTTCTCTCGCGAGTAGTTCTGAAGGTTCCAAGGTTCGGTGGGGGCGTTGTTCTTCGCCATGAAGTAATCGCCGAAGCCAGGCTTCACGCCGAAGAGATCGTCTAGGGCGTGGTCGTAAATGGCTAGCTGAAAGGCCGTGTCAGGGAGCTTCGTTCCGGTCTTCAGGTCGCGCACCCGTAGGTGGCCGTCCGGGTACTCCATCACCTGATCGATGAACCCGCGGATCGTGATTCCGCCGAGGTCGAGCGTGAACGGAAGCTCGACGGCGGGCATTCCGTCGACCGGTTGCCAGACACGTTCCGGGGCCTCTATCGCGTATTCGAAGTACGCTTCTACCTGATCCCGACCGCGCTCTCTGCGCCTCTTGATATCGGTCTCAGGCTTCGTCACGCCACCGGTAAGCCATCGGGAAGTGTCAGGCTCGACGGCCAGGGCGGCGGCCATCTCCCGATCCCAGGCTTCTTCGTACCATTCGGTCATCTGGTCGGGGCCGTAGGCCCTGAAGGACCGTTCCCACTTCTCGATAGCCTCATGAAAGGCCGTGCCTTGAATGAACCATGCGGCTTGATTCTGGGGGGCCTTAGCGATCTTCTCTAGCCTGTACGCCTCACCGCATCGGACGAAGCTCGAATACTGCGAGACGGACCGGTGAGTTAGGGGGGCCGCGCTCACTCGCTAACCGGGGTCTCGACGGCCAGGGCGACGTTCTCAATCTCGCCCACGAAGGCCGCCATGGTGACCCCGTCCACGAACTTAGGAACGGCAGCGTTCGAGAGCTTCACGGTCGTGCCGTTCACGACCAGCTCGACCACGTTCCGGCCCATGCCAGCATCGAAGGTCGGGCGGACAGTGATCGGGTGGCCGTCGAGGTCGGCGAACTTCATGGCGGGGGTGTTCTTCGTCGTGTCGAAGGCGCTCATGTTGGACTCTCTCTCTGTTCCAAATACTAGGTTCAGGGCATGAAGAAGGGGCAGCTACTTCCTAACTGCCCCTGCTATCTATATTCGCTTGTCGACCGTAAGTCTTCATCGATCATTCGAAGACCCAATACGCCGTGGTGTATTCGTCACCATGACCACACCCGAGAGTGTCGCTGTGCCATCCCCGCAAGGGCATGCACCTTTCGGGGATCATCCCTCGGCCAAGCTCGACGTCCTCGGGCTCGGCGTTCGTGCGACAGTGCGCGAACTCAATCCGAGTGCCGTTCTTATAGCGCACTCTGGCAATCGTCAAGATCTGCGGGAGGTCCCAGAGAATGTCTACTCCCTGAAGGTCCACACCCGCGTGGTTCAAATCCAGTCCCGTGGAATTCCCCAAGAGCATTGCGCATCGTCCCGACTGACGTAGCCACCAATAGCGATCATCGCGCCCGCTGCTTCCCCCCTGGGGATGCGTGCTTGTTGAACCTTAACGGATTCTTTGCGCTTCCTTACACTTCTCTCACATCTGATCTGGCGGTTTTGCCAAACCATTGCACTCGCAATGGAACGATCATGAGAGGGTCCGTTGCCTATCAGGCAACAAGGCCAGTCATTCGGCGAAGCCGATCGGCCAACGTCTTTCTAGGAATGCCTAGTTCACGCGACATGGCCGAGATCGACATGTTGTCAGCGCGCATACTGTTGATCTTAGAATTAGTCCATTCTTCGATCAGGACTACGCGGAACCGCTTCGCGGCTCTTCGCTCCTCGGGGGACTGTCCACCCCATACACCAAACTCTTCATCTTCGCCTATTTCGGCACACTCGGTGCGTACCGGGCAGAAGCCGCACGCCTGCTTGGCGTGGTCTATCTCGGTGGGGTTCTCGGAAAACCAGTAGTCAGGGTTTCCTTCACATGCGTTCGTCAATTGGGCCTCGCAATACCGGGGGGTGTCTGACTGCTTGGTGTTGGGTGCGTCCCCGGCATTCGTTGCCGGTTCCTCCGCGTCCCTCCCTCGCTGACATACCTATACTCGCCCGAATCCCCTGGCGGAGTCAAATACTAGGTTCAGGGCAGCAAAAAGGCCGCCCTTCCCGCAGAAGGACGGCCCTCGATGCTTCCCCCCGAGGCTAGCCGTAGAGCGGCTAGCGACTGCCCGAGGGGTCTACGACTCTAGGAATGCTCTCAGTGTCACCAGGCTTACCCGCTCGAACGAGACTGTCCCCGTCCTCGGGGCGCCGCTTCGAGTAGTAGAAGCCACCAGTGGTTGAAGCGGGATTGGGGGCCATGGTGCGGTCATAGCAGACCACCACATCGGCTTCCTTGATCTCCGCAAGCCACTTATCCAGCATCCGGGCCTTCACGGCAGGGATGGTGTCCCCTTGTTCCCGTCGACTGTGCAGGCGAAGCATTGTCGCGGGCTTCGCGTGCGCGTGGTCAGTCCTGATCTTCCAAGGGATGTACTTCGAGTGGTCGGGACGGGCCTTAGCCAGACCAGCGTCACGAAGCTGCCAATACACGGCGCCCTTCGTCACGCCGTACATGTCGCCGATCTCTTCATAGGTCTTGCCCTGGGCGCGTAGCTGTCTCAGTACGTCGCTCGTTGGCAGTTGTCGCGGGGCCGGCATGGGGGTTGCCCTTTCGTGTGGCTGGCAAGTTTCATGTCGGAAGGTACGGGTGTACCTGACAAGGTGTCAATGGGAACCTAGTCAAGCGTTCATCCCGTCCAGGTTCGGAACCTAGTTTACACGCGGTAACGATGGGGGGTTGTACGGCTTAAGCCAAATGCTAGAAACCTTTACGTTCCCGTGTCGTAAGCATGTTCGAACGCAGATGTTCGAAGGGGGTTGCCGACCCCCAGCTAGGGCCGTACCGTGACGTGTTAAGCCGCGCGTTTCCGCAGGTCAGAGGGCAAATTCCAGTCGCCGCAGACCATGTTCCCAATGCTAGTATCAGAACCTAGGTTCCGGCGCTTTCACCTGCGGCTACGCGCTTCCAGGTACGGGTTCCAAATCGGAGGTTCGCGTGGCTCGACGTACAACGCCAAAACTTAGTATCGCGGTGAGTGACTGGCTTCAGCTCACCATGAGGAAGTCGACTTCCGAGACGATCCACTACGACTACCGCTCGTTGCTGAACCGCTTCACGGCCCGAGTGAATGACTGCCAGGTGGGCAGTCTCGGCGCTGAGCACGTCGAAGACTTCTTCTATGGCCCTGGGAAGAGCCTCACGGCCTCTTGCGGCCGGTCGACCATGGTCAAACACCGTGGCGTCATGAAGCGGTTCTTCGACTACTGCCACCGTCGAGGCTGGTCAAGGTTCAGCGGTGAAGCCATGGTGGCCGAGATCGAGAAGAAGGGCGGCCGAACCAACCGCAACCGCTACCGCATGACTCGCCCCGAGCTTCGTCGGCTGCTCGACTGTGCAGAGAACCCCCGTGATCGTGCCTTGACTGCCTTCGTGGCGAACACCGGGGTTCGGATCAGTGAAGCTCTCGCCATGACCGTTCGGGACGTGAGCCTTCCGAAGGGTGAGCTGTACGTGAAGCTGATCAAGACAAACGAGGAGGAGACGCTTCCCCTGTCGCTCGATCTCGACAGGGAGCTTCGAGACTGGCTCATCTTCTACGGGGACGCCGTGGGCAAGCTCGACCGGAACTATCGGCTGTTTCCGGCCTACCACAAGAACCGCTTCGTGAAGGGCGGGGGACGTACGCCCCGGAACCTCAATCCCTCGGCGAAGGTCACGAACCCTCGCCTGATCATTCAGGGCATGGCGGAGCGTGCCGAGATCGAGCTAGAGCCTGGCGACGGGTGGCACACCGTGCGCCGTAGCTTCGGCCGGATCGTGTTCGATGACGCGTCGGAAGCTGGTCACGACACGGCCCTTCGCATCACTCAGGCCGCCCTGAATCACAAGCGGGTCGAAACGACCGAGCGGTACCTAGGATTGGACGTAGAGCGGGCGCGTTACGCCCAGATGATGAAGGGGAAGCCGTTCCTCACCGCGGACGTAGACCCCGGTAAGATCGTCCCGCTTGACGAGAGGAGGGCGGGCCGTGGCTAGAGAAGTCATCGAGCTAGTGAAGTGCGACGAGTGCGGCAGTGAAGAGGATGTTGAGGGCTTCACGATCATCCGCGAAGGTACGCCCAGGGACGTAGACCTGTGCGGCACCCATAAGGCGCCCCTGGTCAAGCTGTACGTCCTCGGCGTCGAGGGCGACCCGAGGCCGAAGCCTAAGCGCCGCCCTGGTCGGCCTAGTGCTCACGCCGTGGTCCCGATCGAGGAATGGGACGGGTCTAGCAACTAGGCCAGCAACGCAGAGGACCCCCCGGCCCTGAAGGGCTCGGGGGGTTTCTTGTTTCAGTCCTCGTACTCAAAGCCGCAATCAGAGCAACGATAGACAAGGGTCTCGGCGTGCACGTCGACAACTTGCATGTCACAGCCGTATTCCTCGCACGGCGTGTAGTTCACCAAAGCCCCTCGGGTCCGACGTTCTCGGCGTGAACGTCCCTGTCAATCGGCATGATCACGCCCTTGAAGGTGGGCCCTATCTTGATCAGGATCGGTTCCTTCGCGTTGAAGACGCACATGTCTAGGCAGCGTTCTAGGTTGGCGCCCGAACCTTCGAGCTTGACCTTCGGTGCCTTCACCTTCGAGAAACGGGCCAGTAGGGCAGCGTCGAACGCGACCAGCTCGGGCAGGGCCAGGGGTCGGCCGGCAAGCCGTGTAAACAGGTCGTCGATGAAGTCCCAGACAGGTTCGGCCGTGGCCGACAAGTCCTGTCCGGCCGAAGGGGTGTCGTTGTTGCCAGGACGGAACACCAGGCCGTCACCGGGCCTGAGTTCGAGCTTCCCGAAGCCCTTCTTATCCTTCCGTCCGGCCGTGTCGAGGTCTGCCAACACCGACCGGTCAACATGGACCGTAAGGCCGCCCTGGGGGCCGCTGTAGTCCTCCACGGGGCACCAGTCTTGCCCGATGGCGTATCCGTCCGTACCGGTGGCCCGTAGGCCGTCCGAGGACAGTTCTAGGCGAGCGGTCTTGACCATCGAGCGGGCCGGAAGGAAGGACAGGGCGTTATAGACAACCCTGGCCATGTCCTCACTCGGAACGGTCGCTACAGCCTCACTCACAGTCGTTCTCGGCTCCATGAAGGTCTCTGAGTATCCGTTCCCGCTCCTCGGGGTCGAGCGTGCCGAGGTCGATTACTTCGAAGTCGCTCACGGGGCTTTTCCTTCCAGGA